GGTCATCTTGATTGTGTGTTGTTTGCTAATGAAATGAATAGGTATCATTTCTTAGATAAAGACATGCAATATAATTTTTACATAAATATTCTGAGAAAGAGGAAGAGATTTTCTCCTTGGGTCCGCAAAGAAAAGGTATCAGATCTAGAGTTTGTTAAAAGTTATTATGGTTATAATAATGAGAAAGCATCTCAAGCACTGAAAATCTTGTCAAACGAGCAATTGGACTACATTAAACAAAAACTTGATACTGGTGGTAAAAGATGACTCAAACAACTGAACCTCAGGTTAGTTGGTCTCAAGATAAAATGGTTGAGATTCTATTAAATGAACCTGATGATTTCCTCAAAGTAAGAGAAACTTTAACAAGAATTGGTGTAGCTTCTAGGAAAGAAAAGAAACTTTACCAATCCTGTCATATTTTGCATAAGCAAGGTAAATATTACATAGTGCATTTTAAGGAACTTTTTGCTCTTGATGGCAAGTACGCTAACATTACTGTTAACGACGTTCAGCGTAGGAATCGTATTACTCGCCTTCTTGCTGATTGGGGTCTCATTACAGTAGTGAAAGAAGATTCTATTATGGATATTGCACCTCTTAATCAGATTAAAGTTTTGCCATACAGAGATAAGAATGAGTGGACTCTAGAGCAAAAGTATAATATTGGCAAAAAAAGCAAACCACAAGAAGAAGATAATAAATAATACTGAGACTCTTTTCGTGCGGTCTCTACGAAAGTCGGAACACCCTATAAAGTGGTTGGGTTTTCACCCTTCCACTTTTTTTGCTTTCTGTTATAATTAGTATTGGATGCCTTAGGGGTCCACAAAACACAAACTCGCTTTTAAAGGAGCTACAATCATGGGCAACATTTCAACCTACAAGTACGGCGCGTCAGATCTTCCTGCCTTGATGGAACGTATAAATAAAAACAGTATTGGGATGGATCAATACTTTGATAAGGTGTTTAATCTTCAACAAACACAGTCAAACTATCCTCCCTACAATTTAATTGAAGTAAGCAGCAGTGAAAGCTTACTTGAGTTAGCACTAGCAGGATTTAAAAAAGAAGATGTCAAAGTCTACACACAAGACGGAAAACTCTTTGTCGAAGGAAATCAACAAGAAGACAAAGAGTCAAGCCAAAACTACGTCCATAGAGGACTGGCTCAACGATCTTTCACCAGAGCTTGGAGCCTCTCAGATGAAACGGAAGTTAGATCAGTTAAATTTGAGAATGGGTTGTTAGCAATTGTTCTTGGTAGGATTATTCCTGATTCTCATAAAAGAAAAGAGTGGTTCTAAATAGAACTGAATATCGTCGTCGCCTATGGGCAAAGGGGGAACTGGCAAAATCCAGTTGACACCCCCTTTTTTATCGCCTATAATGTTGGAAGAGAAATCATTTATCATGGACCAGGACAGAATTGCTGATGCCCTTGAAAGGATAGCAACAGCATTAGAGAGTGGAACCATAACAATAAATATGGTGCATGGTCATATTGAGAATATTGATCATGCTCACATTGATGATGGTGAACTTGATATACACACTAAAACCTTCTGATTAAAAAAATAATGGAAAACATTAAAGTATTAATTATTAATGGACTCACCATCCTTGCACAAATTGATGAAGTCTCAGGTGAACTAGGATCTCCTGATTGCAAACTAACTGAACCTATGGTACTGGGTGAGCAAGATACAATGTCACCTTGGTTAGTTGGTGTAACATCGCAGAATACCTTTATGATTCACTCTGATAAGATCTTGACTATTGTAGATCCTAATAGTAAACTGAAAGAGAGATATGAGAGTCTGGTGAAGGAATGAGGTTCTACACAAATGTACAGATGGTTGGTAACAACTTTCTTGTTCGTGGTTATGAAGATGGTCAGAGAAAAATTTACAAGGAAGCATATCAACCAACTCTATTTGTCAAGTCTAAGAAAGAATCTAAGTGGAAGACACTAGATGGTGATAATGTAGAACCAATTCAACCAGGAACTATCAGGGATTGTAGGGAGTTTTATAAGAAGTATGATGGTGTAGATGGTTTTCCCATCTATGGCAATGAAAGATATGTTTATCAATATATCTCTGACAAGTATCCAGAGGAAGAGATTAAGTTTGATATCTCAAAGATCTCTCTGGTAACAATGGATATTGAGGTTCAGGCAGAAGAAGGATTTCCTGATCCTGAATCTTGTTCTGAAGAGATGCTGACTATCTCAATTCAGGATAATGCCACCAAAGAAATTACTACCTGGGGAAGGAAACCATATATTCCTACTCAAAAAAATGTAACCTATCATCATTTCAGTGATGAGATAGCAATGCTTAATGCTTTCCTTTACTGGTGGTCACAGAACACTCCTGATGTGGTTACAGGATGGAATGTGAGGTTATATGATATCCCATATCTGTGTGGAAGAATCAGCAGGATTATGGGTGAGAAGAAGATGAAACTTTTATCTCCCTGGGGATTAGTTTCTCAAGATGAAGCATGGATTTCTGGTAGGAAGTTTAATGTATTTGATATTGCTGGACTTACTACATTAGACTACCTTGAACTTTATAAGAAGTTTACATATAAAGCACAAGAGTCTTACAGACTAGATTATATTGCTCAAGTAGAGTTGGGTCAGAAGAAACTTGATCATAGTGAGTTTAATACCTTCAAAGATTTCTATAAGGGAAACTGGAAGAAGTTTGTAGACTATAATATTATTGATGTGGAACTTGTTGACCGTTTGGAAGACAAGATGAAACTGATTGAACTTGCTTTGACTATGGCTTACACTGCAAAGGTCAATTATATTGACGTGATGTATCAGGTTCGCATGTGGGATACAATAATTTATAACTATTTAAAGAGGAGAAATATTGTTATTCCTCCTAAGGATAAATCAGAAAAGGATTCCAAGTTTGCTGGCGCTTATGTCAAAGAACCGAAACCAGGAAAGTATGATTGGGTGGTCAGTTTTGACCTTAATAGTCTGTACCCTCATCTTATCATGCAATATAATATTTCCCCAGAAACACTTATTGAAGAAAAACATCCATCATCTACAGTTGATAGAATTCTTAATGAAGAAATAAATTTTGAGATGTATAAGGACTATGCAGTTTGCGCCAATGGTGCAATGTATAGGAAAGATGTGAAAGGATTTCTTCCTGAGTTGATGGAAAAGATGTATGCAGAGAGGGTCATCTTTAAGAAAAGAATGCTCCAAGCAAAACAAGAGTATGAAAAAACTCCAACTAAAGTACTTGAGAAAGAGATTGCCAGGTGCAACAATATTCAAATGGCTAAGAAGATCTCTCTTAATAGTGCTTATGGCGCTATTGGTAATCAGTATTTTAGGTACTATAAACTTGCCAATGCAGAGGCAATTACCATGTCTGGACAAACATCTATCAGGTGGATTGAAAACCACGTGAATAAATATCTAAATAATCTATTACAAACAAAAGATGTAGATTATGTCATCGCATCTGATACTGACTCAATCTATATTAACTTTGGACCTCTTGTTGATAAATTTTTTAGTAATATTATTGATAATAAGACTAAACTTGTGGAGGTCATTGACAAGATCTGTCAAGATAAACTGGAACCGTTTATTGAGAATTCTTATCAGAAACTTGCGACGTATGTAAATGCATATGATCAAAAGATGCAGATGAAGCGTGAGAATATAGCAGATAGGGGTATCTGGACAGCAAAGAAGAGATACATCCTTAATGTGTGGGATAGTGAGGGTGTGAGGTATGAAAATCCTAAACTGAAAATCATGGGTATTGAGGCTGTTAAGTCATCCACTCCTGCTCCTTGTAGGAAGATGATTAAAGATGCTCTCAACCTGATGATGGGTGGCACTGAGGATGAGGTGATTGACTTCATTGATGGTGCCAGAGCAAAGTTTAAGAAGATGACTCCAGAAGAGATTGCCTTCCCTAGAACTGTGAGTAATGTTAATAAACATAAAAGTCACTCAACAATCTATACAAAAGGAACTCCTATTCATTGTAGAGGTGCTCTTTTGCATAA